GACGGTATATAAATAGTCTCTTATGTTCGCATACCTAAACAAAGGAGACTAGACATGCTTATCGCAATTATCGACGCACTGTTCCCAAAGCGGAAATCACGGATCACGGACCTCGAACAGAAGCTCAGCATGCTTCAGGAAGACCTCTATAGACGGTCAGAAGGTAAGTTCGAGGTAAAAAACTCTGACGAGTTCATCAACGTGCCAAAATTCACGCAGGGCTCAAAAAAGGGCAAGGTCATCTTCTGCCCACATTGCAGCCATGCCCACAAGGTGTACAACTTCGCGTGGACCGCGCTCGAATGCGCTCACTGCGGCAAATCAACAGCAAAGTATAAGTGGCTGATTCGAAACGTAAAATAAAGGAGGTTAAAAGTGAAACAGCGACATAATCTACAAGACCGACGCTGAACTGGAGGCCGACGAAGAAGCGAAAAAGCAGGAGGAGAACAACTAAATGATCTATATAGCAACAAATATCCACGGTCGCGGCATTCGACACGTCACGGCATTCGACACTCGGCTAGACCTGTGGGCATATGCTGACGAGGTGTTGTCGTGCCACAACGTCAACCCTTACCGATCAGACAGTATTGATCAGCTTTGCGATAAACTTTTCGACAACGGCATTGGCACCGGCTCACGGCATCACAGTCGGGTGAGTCGCCGAGAGGCAAAACAGCTGATCCGCACTGGCGCAAAATCGGTCGGCTGTTGGAACCTCACATAGGAGAAACCACGATATGACCATAACCTCTAGCGCAGCAGAAATCCTCGGACTCGAACTCGTAACGAACGAGTACCTCGTCCGAAAACTCCGCGAACGTGCAATGGACGTGGAGTGGACCGGGGGCGACGAAGCAGAAGCCGAACGCCTCCGAGCACGGGCCGCGGAACTCGAACAAAAATGCGGCAAAGTGGAATGGGTGATATAATGACCGAAAACCAAATATGCGTAATCGAAGCAGCCATAGACTACGCAAGGGCCGCCGAAACAGGCACCCATAAACGATACATGGAAACAGTCCTTATCGCCGCCGTAGGTGACCTGCTCGCCGATTACGACGGAAACGAATACGACGCAATGAACGACCTGCAAACGACCGCAGTCGAAAACCGAACAAAACAGAATAACGCAGGTTGACGTGAGGCCCCTTCTCCGACCTTTCTCCCAAGCGGTGCGAAAGAAATGGAGCAGTCCTGACATGCCGCGGGCCTCGGACACATCGTCTAGTTAAGGCGGTAAAGGCTGCAACCGCAACGACACGTTCGTTAAAGCCCCACCCGGAGACCTCTCCCGGGTGGGGCTATTTTTGTAATAAAATCAATGGCTTAGGGTGCGACACTATGTCGCATTTACATATGGGATAAGATGTGCTATTATAAGACATAATAAGAAACGCTCAGACCGGGGCGAAGCGGACTAGGGCCGCCTCTCTGACCCCCGGCGAAAGCGCCCGGCTCTTGGACATTGTAAATACGACTCCGACTTGTTGAGTGGCCCGTGGACCTCGAACCATGGAGAACCAAATGACAGACCACAAACTGAAAAACGGACGTACCTTCCTCGCCATCACTGCCGGACACTACGGAGAGTGGGCCAAGGCCCGCGACCCCATTACCGCCATCAAAGACGTGGTGAGAACTTCCGGAAGCCAAGCTGCCAAAGACGGCATCGCCGTCATGGTAATGTACGGCCCAAGCGAAACGCTAAACTGCGGCCCGCTGGGCGGCTTCACCTACCACGCCACGCCGGAAGAGCGGCCAACCCCGATAGGGTTGTTCTTCTGTAAAGGACGGACCATCAAGCCGATGAAAAAAGGCGACATGAATCCAGACCATCCAGACCACGAAGAATGGATGGACCAGACATCTAGCGACATTGAAGAGGATGTCGCGTACTGGGTAGAAAAGGATTCTACCGCGAGGCGAATACGTAAAGAACGAGAACGTAGCTTAACCACTAACCACTAACCACTAATCAGTAACCAGTAACCACTAATCAGTAACCACTAATCACGGCCCACGGGCCTCTTAACAGGTTGGAGTTAAAACGATGCCTGAGATGAGCCGTGGGCTTTTTATAAGGAGAAAGCCTATGGGAAAATACGAACTCGAAAGATACGAGCTAATTAAAATAAAGAACGGCAAACGACATAAAGTTTGTGAACTTCAGGAAACGGCCCCCAAAACATGGACGTTTAGCGCCGAGTACGACGAGATGCCTTATTTCGGTCTGGACGACACCGAGGTAACCGAACATTTAGGGGAGTACCTACACGGCTACCTAACGGCCATATCTTCTCTCACTAGGGGATAAAGACCACCAATCACGGCCCACGGTTCTTCTCAGGGATCAGTTCTAGTTCTCCCTATATATATATAGGGCTGAAATTATTTTTTTTGAAAAAATTATTTTTGACGTGGAACCGGTGGAACCGTGGAACCTAGGCTCTGTAACCCACAGTAATCCTCACTTTTTAGGTTCCATTTTAGGGTTCCACTAGGTTCCATTAACTGGGTGATTCGATTGCTTTTCGTGTTTAGTTTTTCAAAAAAAATTGATTTCCCCCCTATATATATAGAGAATAACTTTGAACTCATGTGAATTAACTGTCGAAAGAAAGCCTATGGGAAAGCACCGTCTGAGGAAGATCGACGTTGACCCGGAATGGGTCGAGACCCGGGGCCGGAAGCCCCTGACTGCGAAAACCCCCCTGACGAGGAAGCAGGAGCTTTTTGTTAAAGAACTCGTGAGCAAGGACGGGCAGATCACGCTAAGGGAGGCCGCAATCAACGCAGGATACCCTGCCAGCAGCGCACACAGCCGCGCCTATGAGCTTACTAACCCGGACAAGTGTCCCCATGTGGTGGCCGCCATCCGCGCCTACAGGGCGGAGCTGGATGCTAAGTATGGGGTGACCTACCAGCGGCACCTTCGAGACCTTCAGCTTATACGAGACATGGCGCTCCAGAACGGCGCTTATTCCGCTGCGGTGCAAGCGGAGTATCGCCGCGGTCAGGCGCAGGGCGATATTTACGTCAGCAAAAGCGAGATTCGCCACGGGTCTATTGATTCCATGTCGAAAGACGAAGTACTGAAAGCCCTAGAGGAGATAAAGCAGAGCCATGCCCCGATCACTATCGACATCACTCCCGAAGAGCCGGACAATTCCTCAAACCGCGCAAAAGCGAGAAAGCGGATTGTGGAAGATAATGAAGGAGGGGATATCGAAGAGCTCCCGGAAATTGACGATGACGAGGCTGGAGACGTGGGCGACGCCGGGAGTTCCTGACGTTGTAATACAAGACGAGAACGGCCTGTTCCATTTTGTCGAGCTAAAGCACACGGGCGGCACCGCCATTGAATTATCCCCGCATCAGGTGACGTGGATGGATAACCACAAGAACGGCAGCGCGTGGATATTGGTGCGGCGCTCGACCGCTAAAGACGGTGATTCGATCCGCGTATACCATGCTTCGAAAGCCGTTGATGCCCGGATGTCCGGCATAAAGTGCCCGGAGGATTTATTGGTAGAGCCGCCCTTCGATTGGGATAAAATTATGGGCTTGATATGTCCGCTCTAATCCCATAGACTCCCAACCCTTAACAACCGATGGAGATACTTATGAGCTATAAACCTGTTTTTCTTCTCTCGGCAGGAGAACGCGCCTTGAACGGTCAGGCTTTTGAAACCTTTGAAGAAGCCCGGTTGTCTGCCCATCGCCGTTTCATGGTGTGGACTCAGCCGCTCGGGTTCGATGTCGAGGAGAGCGAGGAGCCCGTAAACTACCGGTTCGATGCCGAGCGCGGCGACGTCCCAATCGAATCGGGGGCCGCTTGATGTTTCTGTTTAGTTTACTAGGCCGTCTGCTATACGGGCCCGATTGGAAAAAATACGCGAACGCCAAACCGCCGCGCACGACGCGACGACGAACACGACGACGCAGTTATTAAAAAGATTAAACCCGGTATTGACGCCGGGTTTTTTCTTGCGCTAATGTATGCGAGTTAACCCATACACAGGAGAATCGACACCATGTTAAATTGTACCGCCGCGAGTCGCGCCAAAAAGACCGCCGGGCTTGCTGTTACCTATCGCGCCGCGCCCGGCGACATGTACGGCACCTGCCCCGATACCTGCCCGCTTAAACCGGTTGAAACAAAAACCCGTGAGATAGACCGCGAGTATGAAAGCGCCGTTCGGCATTCCGTGCCGAAGCGCGGGCTTGCCTTTTTGTTCACGCACTTCGCCCCGAACCTATGGGCCGAACGCAACACCGGGGACCGGGCGCAATGCACGTTTAATTATTCCGCCCCGACCCTCGAGGCCGCCGCGAACGAAACCGCGCTAGGCAATGCCAGCGTCGCCGTCGTGCCCGCCGATTATTGGAGCGGGCGCGATAGCGGCAAGGTAACAACGACGCATGGCGTCCGGGGCGTCCGGTGTCCCGACGAAACGTCCGGCATCGGTTGCGCCGGTTGCGGCAATGGCCGCCCGTTATGTTCCCGCGCCGACCGCGACTATTTCATCATATTCACAGCGCATGGCGCGGCGAAACGAAAGGCCGGAGACAACGCCGAACGCGGCGGCTGTTACGCGGGCGGCGGAAACGTCGCGCTTCACTGGCGCGGTTTATCCAATCGCGAAGAGCCCGCCGAATCCGACGCCGCCGCGCATAGGGCCTTCGTCCGAACCTTACGGCCCGGCACCATATTGCGGGCGCATATTGCGGGTGATATCGGGCGTGTTAACGCGGCATGAAATAAACCTTTGACACATTACGCGACTTTATGCGATAACATCGGGGCGGGGTAATCTCGCCCCGTTTTTTTTATCATGGAGAAGCAAATGGCTCACGAACTCGCAACACAGAACGACGGACGTATCGCAATGGCATACCGGGAAGGTGACGCCGCCCCATGGCATGCCGCGGAAACCACGCCGCAGATAGTCCCGGCAAACGCCCCGCTCGAAATATGGGCGGATGCCGCCGGTTTGAATTATGACGTCGCTTGTCGCCCGAATCACCGCACCGACGGCACCGCAATTCCGGATTCGTTTTACATAGAGCGGACCGATTCCGGCCATGTGACCGGCCCGTTTATCGCCGGGCAATGGCAGCCGGTACAGAATCAGGCCATCCTCGAACTTGCCGACGACATCCGCGACCGGCGGGGCTTTGATATTGTGACGGCGGGGGCGTTGTTTGGCGGCGCAAGCGCATGGGTTCAACTTGAGGCAAACGAAACCCGCGAGATCGGCGACGGTGACGCGATCACGTCGCGCCCATTGTTTACCGTGCGCCATACCGGGCGCGACGCTAACACTTTCGCCAGCGTTCAAACCCGTGTTGTCTGCAATAACACATTGACGTTTGCGCTTGCCGAAAACGACGCGGACATATTCCGCCATGACCACCGCGTGCCGCTGGACCGCGACGCTGTTGAAACCGCGCTCGGGTTGAACCGCGACACCTTCCACGGTTTTTGCGAAACGGCCCGTCAGATGGCGGCCCGCGCTTTAACCGACGCGGAGGCGCTGGAATATTTTCGCGCTGTTTTCCCGGGCACCGATAAGACCGAGGAAGGCGGGCGCGTTCGACACCGCGAAGGCGTCCGTAAAGCTTTCGCCTATTACCGCGGGCAGGATTTCGTTGCCGTAGGACGTGAGAACGAAAACGACGCGGCCCGGATCGTCTCCGAACAGCTCGACCGGATCACACGCGGCGAGCGGATCGACCGGCTGGATGACGACGCAGCGCTACCGCCCGCCCCCGGTATCAACCCCGGCCACGATCTGACGACGACGCGGGGCACGTTATGGGGGGCGCTCAACACAGTCACATGGCTTGCCGATCAGCGCCCGATTAAAAACCGAGGCACCGAGCACGCTATCGCCTCGCACCTCTTCGGCGACGGGACCGGCGGCACACAGAAGGCCAAGGCGCACAAGCTTGCGCTTGAGCTGTTATCTGCATGATCCGCGCCTTGCTCTACATCGCCGCGAGCGTCACAGTGGCGACAATCGTTTACCTGCTATTGTTGGCCGTTCTTCTTTTGGCGACATAAGCGCGACACATCGCGACACCGCACCCGGGGCCAAGCGCCCCGGGTTTTTTTTATACCGTTAACCAAGCCCCGGCCCGCCGCCCCCTCTCCCTCTTAAACGTACCGCTTGCCGCGCTCAGGCGGCCTTCGGGCCGCGTTCCGCGTTCCGCGGTACCCGGACCCCGGCCCGCGCTTCCCGCTCACTGGCGGC